TAATCTTCACTATCATCATCTAACATATAGTCTGCCCAGTCATACGCTGACCTTTTAACTTCAGACATACGACCAGCCCCTCGACCGCCAGAGAGTAACCCAGCTAGAGCTTGTCCAGCTAGGTATCTCCTTGTAGTCAGGGGTTTTATTGTTCTTGGGTTACGCTTACGTGTAGTAAATTTCTTAGCTTCAGTTTCTAAGATTGACCTCTTGTTGTCGCTCATTTTTCTTTACCTTCTCTAGGTTTTTGAAGTACCCTATGTTAAAACCATACTCCCAATCCCTATTGTTTTTAGTATTGATTGTGTAAGGGTTGCCTAAAGTACCCTTACGAAAAGCCAACTTACCTTCTTCAAACGGTTTCATTTATGAATCTCCTCCATAGCTTCAAGCATTCTATCTAAGTACCACTGTGCTTTCTTTAAGTCTTCAACAGGACTTTGTTTATATCTATACCTGTGTTGGTACTTAATCATATTACCATGACAGTAACTAGCAAAACCTTCTATGCCTAGTACTTGTTTAATATAATCAATACACTCAACACCACCTGAAAGATTATAGTGAGCTGGTTTATTAACAGGATCAAACTTTTCAGCTTCTCTAACAGTATGTATTTTAGTAGTTAATGTACCTAACACAAGTCTTTTACTTTGAGTTTGATTTTTTTGGTTTGTCCCCATCGTTTTCTCCTAACGCATTTCTTAATTCATTTAATTTACCAGAGTGAACAGCATCCACACACTGTGCAATATGATTTAATAAACTTAAAGAATTATCTCCAAGTTTAACAGTATTAAGTACTGCCATTAACTCACTGTTCTCTTCATCAACTTCATGTTCTTTATTATCAATAGTAACTTTCATTTGTCTCTCCTTAAGCACTAATGTCTACAATTTCACAGACTTCACCAGTGCATGCAAAGGTCTGAGATGATTTCGTTGTGTCTTCTGATTCAAAGTCTGATAGCTTAGACCAATCTATTTTCTTAGGCATAATACTTTTTAATATTTTGTAATCATTCTTATTGCAATCCTGATAAGGTGCTTGTTGATATATGTGATCGTCATGTGGTAAGAATGACACACCACTTACCTCATCAAAGTTCTGATGTACAAAGTTAAGCACTGGTATCCACTCGCCTTTCCTAACTGATATTGTAACAGATGGTTTGTGTTCTGTCCAGTGTCTTTGATATATTAACCACATATTTAATTGATCAATGGCTGTTATATCATTCCTTGTAACAGCTTTATTAGGTGCTTGTACAGGGAAGCTGAACACTGTAGTAGTTTCAGGCTTACTTACACACAGTTCAAAGGGGATACCCTGGTCTTTCATAAACTGTGTAAGAGGGTCGTTGTTATCAGCCCGTACTGTACGTATGTAGTAGGGTGAATGCCTAGCATGTATACCTGATGCACTGTCTACAAGTTGACTGACTGTACCACTAGGTTTAACACAGGTAATAGCAGTAGATACTGGTATACCTAAACGCTCTGCCCAATTAGCATTGGTAGTAATAGCAATATTTTTTAAATGCTCTAGTGTTTTATCAAGTCCTTTATTTACAGAAGTCATCAATGGGTTATCCATAATACCTGTAAGGCTAACACCAAGTAGTCTTTCTTCTTCTGTATTATTCTGCCATATCTTACGCAGGTACGGAAACTTAGTATAAGTAGATTGTATTGTACCTAGTATGGTAGCATACCTAACCTTCTCCCCTAAAGTTTCAAGAGTATCTGTTGCTCTCACAACTACTTCAGTAAGGTTACAGAATTGATATGGTCTTAGTATAATTTCACTGCATGGGTTAGTTCCAAACTCATAGTTAGGATCACGTCTATCATTCTTAGCAGCCTGTACTTTACTTGCCTGTCTATTAAAGATACCACGCTCACCATTGTTTGATCTTATCAATGAAAGCCACTCTTCCATGAAAGCAGTTTCATCAGGTTTTTCAGTGTAACATACTGAGTTGTTAGCTAATTGACGTTGACCATTTAGTTCCCAGAACTTCCCATCCTTTGCATGCCTCATCCTATCATCAGTTAAATTAGATAGTGAGATCATAGCTGACCTACGTACACCACCTACTACAACAACCTCACCTACCTTACACATTAAATCATGGCACTCAATAGAGTTTAACTTTCTTCCCTGTGCAATTTTAAACACACCAATAGTAAAGTTAAACAGATCAATCAAAGGTGCAGGGCCTGATGCTCTACCACCAAACGTCTTAAGTCTAGCACCAGCAGGTCTAACCTTAGATACATTCCACTTAGGTATCTCACCTGCATACAATAAAGCTATCACTTGTCTGAATGCTTTAGCCCAACCTTCCTTACTATCTTTAACTATAATAGTTGTATCACTATCAGACAACTTAGGTATCTCTGGTAGTTCATTTATGTACTGACGCTCAACACTAAAGCCTACACCTGTACCACACAGTAGTATAAACATAGCTTCATCGAAAGATTTAACATCATCTACTGGTAGATAACTACAGTTGTACATACAAGTGTTGTCTCTATCCGCAGCTGCACCTGCTGTCATCATTGACCTCATCCTAGGCATGACATCATGAGTAAGTATGGCTTGTTCTAATCCCTTAGTGATACTAATATTAGTGGAGATAGGCTCTACTATATTAGTGATGTATCTACTAACTGTTTCACTCCAAGTCTCTCTACGATTTTCTTCTTCAACCCATCGAGCATACCTTGATGTGTGAATGAATGCTTGGTAGTCTGTTGGTAACATATTACTCATCTGTAATCTCCACTTCCCTTTATTACGTTACGTGCCATACGACTATTTAATTTATTAAGATTGTTCTGTGCAACATCTTCCATGTTTACATTTAAATCATTACACATAGCAGCAATGTACCACAGCACATCACCTAACTCATCTGCTATTTGTAGCTTATCCTCAGGAGAAAAGTTACCACCCTTATCCCTTAAAACTTTTTTAACTTTCCCTGCTACCTCACCTGCCTCACTTACTAAACCTAACGCTGGATATATAACAAGATCTACCTTGTCATATACTGTTGTTTGACTTGCTTGCTTTTGATAGTTATTAAAATTATTACCTCTGACCATTTTTTATTACCTCACATTCTTTAATTTCTAGATCATCTATATCATATAAACAATCAGTTACTACTTGCTTAATAACACTTGAGTTATTAATCTCACCTACCTCAAGGAAGTTTGCAGTAGGGTCTACTACAACCTTTATAATTATTTCATAGTCCATTTGTAAACTCCCAGTTATACTCTTTATCAGACATTTGTCAAGATTATTTATAGTAAGCTTTAAGTCTTTCAAGACTTACAAACTCTGGGTCATAGTAACCTTGATCTACATTTCTTTTTATTACTACACCCTTCCACCAATCTAAGTTAGCTTGACCTGCCCAAGCTTCTTCAGCTCCCTTAAAGCAACCTGCAACTAAACCTATAGTTGGACTAGGGTATGAGTCATCCTTAAAAAAGATAGATCGTTTATGACTATGGCCTACTGTAATTGAGTGGTGTCTCTTATTTAACATACCGTAAGCATGATGCATACCAGACATAGCAGTACCAAAGTTACCACTTGAAAGATAGTGAGCATAAGATACACCATCCTTATTAAAGATACTTGGACCAGAGTTTCTATACTCATGGTACTCATCAAAGTAATGATCTGTTTGTAAGTGTTTAAAACTTATACCGTACTTTGATCCTTCCAGCCTTGGGTCAAGAGAGATAGCTTTCTTAATTCTATTCTCGTGATTACCTTCAAGCCCATAGTACTTAGGTCTCTTACGTTTCATCTCTTTAAATTTTATTCTTAATCTATCTTGTGCTTCATTGTAATGATTAATATCTTCTTCATAACTTTGAGACACAATAGCTTGTGGGTATTTAGTATCATAACTATTTAAAGATTTCATATCTGCACCATCGCCAAGATCAACTACATAATCTGGACGTAAGTCATAGATAAGTTTACCAAGTAAATCAAATCTTTCATTAGAAACATTCGGGTCTACATGGGCACAAGTAAATACTACTGCTGTATTAGGCATCGTAAAGTTCTCCATAATTTATTTTTATTTCAAGGGGTTCAATAGTGGTATCAAAATGTTTCTTCATTTCATAGGCAGACTCTAGATCATAGAACCAATAGGGTACTACATCCATCTCTCCATCTATTTCTACCCTACATTCGTGATACCATTTAGCTCCAGTAGGGTAGTCGTGACCTGGTAAATCACGTACAGATATTGGACCTTGTACGATACCCCAGATCTTCATATTCTTTTTCATGTTAGTCTCTCTTCCAATTTTTTAATAGATCCATGTAATGATCTAACTCTGTGATAACAACCCAAGGGTTTCTATCAGCACGAAAGAAAACAACAGGGTCTCCTTTGCCGTGGTTAGTAGCTTGATTCATGTAGCCATAGACTGTCTTAAGACCTGATTTCCTACGCTTAACTTCTATAGTAATGGGTAACTTCTTTCTAGCTGCTGGACTAAGTTGAATGTCCTCACCTGTATCACCCATAGTTGTGCTCTTGATATCATCAGGTTCAAACTCAGGGAAAGTTTCAAGCAACTTATCTCTGATCTCTTGTTGGCCTACTCTGCCCTTTGCTTTAGCTGACTTACTCATGCTGTAATCTCAGGAACTTTAGGTTCTTTTTCTACATGAACTAAGTGCTCAATAGAATAAGAATACTTAAAGGTGCGTAGCTTAGGCCAGCAAAGTTTCTTATACTCACAGTAACTACAAGCCATAGCTAACTTAGTGTTAGGGCTTGTCTTACTCTGAGGTACTGGTTGTATACGTTCTTTAGGTATGTCACCTGCTACCATATCTTTTGCCTCAAGCATTTCTTTTTCTTTAGTCTTTAGTTCTTCTGTAAAGTCATACACATCTAAACATACATGACCATTCTGTTTATCTATAGCTAAGAAAGCACCATGTGTTTTGTTAGTAACAAGTGGGTCATCCTTACCTGCATAGACATAAGAACTAAGCTGAGAGATATAACCAAAGGGATCATCATCTCTAAGATTACCACTTTTAAACTTCTTAAATGCATAGCTACTACAAGACTTAACATCCACTGTCATACCGTCTATCACTGCATCTCTATGCCCTTTAATACCATGCACATCAAGTCTACATTGCTCACCAGATACATAGTGGCCAGCAGCTACTGATAAACTTAACAGTAACTCCTCAATCATGTCACCATAAAAAAACTTTAGTAGTGTGTTAGGGGTAAGGGGTTCACCCTCACCTGCACGATTAACTTTATACCATAGCTTACGTTTACAAGGCATACCTATAGAAGATAGAGACAAATAACTTCGTGGTTCTTGTGGCTTACTGAACCTTTGGTTAGCTACCAAGGCTATACCTTGACCTAAAAAAGAACCTAGAGTACCTGTCCAACTACCCTTGCCTTTAACAACCTCATAGATATCATCTACAAGAGTATCAATCTGTTTTATTAGTTGTACTTCCATCTCTTTTATGTTTCCTTTTTCTAAATAAATTTTTTGTTTTGTCGGCAATAACCCTGAGTCGGTACTTAGGGGTACGTACTTCTTTTGCCACAGGGTTACGCCTCTTCATAGCTTAGAACAGTATTGCGTCATCAGCTACAACTGCTTGTGTCGGAGGTACAGTAACCTCTTCAACATCATCAGGTTCAAAGTGTACAATATCAAGAACTTTAATCTTGTCTAACCTAGTACCTACTATGTCCTTACGTTTAGTATCATAGACAGATAGATGTACCTCTACCTTAGATCCATTACCAATGAACCCATCAACTTCTAGATCCCATTTAGAATCATCAGGCTTTAGTACAACAGGTGCACCGCTATCCCAATCCCTGCCTGTATCATACTTACGTACAAACGTAACCTTAGTACCTCTACCATCTCTATCAGGTGAGCCTTTCTTCATAGATCTTGAGGCTTGTAACAGACTTAAGTTACTATCATCCATTATAAGATCTATAGTGCAAGCACCATCACAGTCTTCATAAGCACCTTCATAACCTTTAGTGTCACGATTTTGTACAAATACCTTAGACCATTCAGCGATACCTGTTAGTTTTACTCTTCTTGTTGCCATTCTTTTTTCTCCTTCTAATGGACTTCTGCATAATTTTTACCGTACTGTACATCAATACCTAAGTCAACATTTAGTTTAAGTTGACTGTTTAATTTACTGATAGCAGTGTTTAAAATACTGGTGTGTTCATGTTCATAACCCTTCCTTACTACATTAATACTTTCATCATGGAACTGTCCTATTATATTAGACCTAGCTGTACGGTATAAAGCTACCCACCTATCAAAACAATATGAACCTGTACTCTGATTGATAGTAGAGAAAGCATCCTTCTCAAACCTGAGGCTATGCCAAAACTTACTCACTGGATTTTGTATCCACATGTCACCGTCTATATGTCTTACAGGTTGTGACTCTGAGAACTCCTTGACTGACCAGTTACGCTGCCAATAGGCATCGAGTAATGCTTTTGCATCCTCAACAGGTATACCCGTCTCACGGGACAGCTTAGAGGCACCTACACCATAGGTAGCAGAGTAGTTCACCACCTTATAGTTCTTACGTAAAGCTTTTAGATCTATAACACCTGAGTTATGTTGATCAATTTGTTCTTGGGTTATTGCACCTGCATGTTTAGCTAAGTCTAAGTGTGGATCAAAGCCATCTTGTGACATCTCTTCTACATACTTAGGGTCATAAGGCTTCATGTAGTGACGCTTAGTTGTATCCTCAAGCGATGTCATGTCAGCACCACACAGTACATGATCATCAGGTGCTATCAAACAACTACGTATCTCTTTACCCCAAGGTTTATCTACCCCTGGCAAATTAACTAAAGGCTTCTTATGTTTAAACCTAAGTGTATTAGTAAGGCCAGCTATCTCTGCCTTAACATATCCATCACGTTCACAATCAATGAAGCCTTGGAAGATTGCAAGCCTATGCTGTATGATAGTAAGCCCATCAAGTATCTCAACAGCTGGGTTATCAGCTATGAGTAACCGTACTGACTCAGTAAGCTCACCATTCTTACGTACCTGTGGTATCTTTCTTTCATACCCTGAGTGTGGAACCATTAAGGGTGTCCTAACATACTTAAATGTACAAGGCTTCCAACCTAAGAAAGTTAACCAATCTTTTACCTGATCAGTTGAGCTAGGGTTAGCTGCCTCTGCACCCTTAACTACAGTCACCTCACCTGTATAGGTAGCAGGTAATCCATACTCATCAAGTAACTTGAACCATCTCTTACCATGTGATGACAACGTATCATCTTTCTTATAACAAACCTTAGGCTTAGACTGTACCTTAAACAACTTACGTAGTGGCATTACATTACACAACTCTTTAGTCTTATAGTCTTGTTCCTTAGTTAACTTATCTATAGAATCTTTAGCTAAGTCTATGTCTAGTCTCCAACCACTAGCCTCAGCACTTGCTGCACAGTTCATCTTAAACTCTAGGTATCTAAAGAACTTATCTAACTGTAGCTTATCTTTGTAGATAAAGATAAATCGTTTGAGTAAGTTCTGCCACAGTAACCAATTAATCTTAACATCTTCTTGACAACGGTGTGCATATTCTTCTGGTGTTAAGTTAACCCAGTCATCTACCTCAGGCTTAGGTACACCAAAGTCTTGGCCAAATGAGTCAAGCCCATGCTTACCCCTACTAGTATTAAGTACCCAAGACATAGGTAAAGTATCAAACAACCTAGCCTTAATACTAATACCCAATAGCTTCTCAAGTAAAGGTATATCATAACGTACTATGTTATGACCTATCAATCCCTTCTGACTAAGTAATAGGGTACGCATCTCAGGGTAGGTAAAGATAGTCTTAACGTCTGAACCATCAGAAGTATACGACAGGCAATGTATCTTTGTAGCATCTTCCAAAAGGTTGTCTGCTTCTACATCAAATACAATCATATTTTTAAGCTCCTTCTTTTGGGTGCGTTGAATTGTTTTTCTGTTCTTATTGAGTGACAGTTAGCACACAGTAAATTACACTTTCGCATTTCTTTTTTTAGTTTTCTTCTACCTGCACCCATCATTTTAGAAACATCTCTAGTCTTATCGTGAGGGTTTATGTGATCAAAGTGTAATCCCCAAGTAGATTTGTTCCAACCACAAAGAACACAACCTATTAATTTTTTGTATCTATTAACAAACTTTCTATTTCTATCACTGTTTTGTTTCTTTTGTTTGGCTTTTTGTTTTTTCTGATTTTTCTTTGCTTTGTCTGAACACCAGTGTTCTCGTATAGTTGGTCCCATACGTGAAGGTCTATGATAATATTGATTAAATGTTTTGTTGTCTTTTTCTCTAGTATCTCCTTGTTTTAAGGGTAGTCCAATCTTTTTAGCAGTCTCAAAATTTATATAAGTCTGTTGTTTTAATCCAGGATATTTTGTTTGCCACTCCCTGTACTGATCTACTTTAAACTTATCCCCTCTACTAACAATCATGCCGCAATCTCTCTCCTTGTCACAAAGTTTTCTTCAGTAAGTATCGTAGTCTCTGGATCATAGTATACAGTACCAGCATGACCTAACTTAGCAAAGGGTCTGTTCTTATCTATGTAGAATGAGGTAGTGTTCTGCAACACCTCATCTTCAGACTCAACATCTCTCTCAATCTTTATACAGATGATAGCTTCTTCTTCAAGGGATGCTGCATACTTTGTACGTCCATCATCATTAACCTGAGATATAAATACCACACCTATGTTAAGTTCCTTAGCAAGCTGTGCCATACGTGCACCTAGTGTAGTCAACGTACTGGTAGCACCATCTACACCTGTACTACTAAGGTAAGCTAACCTCTGTACATGATCCACAAAGATATAACTAGCACCATACACTGATGCAGCTAACCTTACATACTCAAGTAACTTAAGTGGGTCATCATGTGAACGCATCTCAAATACAATGGTACGATCACCATCAGTAATCTCTTGTGCCGCTGCTACTACTTGATCCTCAGTGTAACCGTTATCTCTAGCATCATCCTTAGTCCTTACATTAACACCTAGATGGTACGTAGCCATAGCCCTATAGGTAGTAGACTTCATCTCTTCCATGTGAAGTAAGGCTATACGTACATCAGGATCTTTCAGTAGACCTAACTCAAAGTATCGTACCACCTCAGTCTTACCCATACCTCTTGGTGCTTTGATAAAGGTTAGCCCACCCTTAACCATACCCCTAGTCTTAGAGTCTATACCCTCATGTCCTGTTGGTACATACTCATAAGGGTTCTCATTACGTATAGCTGTGTCAACCTCTTCATCAGAACAAAAGAAGTTATCAGGTGAATACCTCTGAGGTTTTAATGCTGCCCACTTAAGATCATCACTGTCACCATTAGTAAGGAAGTCATTAGCATCCTTGTGCTTAGACATAGGTACGTAGTAGAACTTATCAGCAAGAGCCTCATATAATCTCTCAGCTGCACGTTTACCTGCATCATCTAACTCACCTGCATAGATAACTTCCTTGAAAGAGTTAAGGTAATTGTAATTTTGTTTAACAAACTTCTCACCTATGGATGCACTAGGTAAAGACTTAACAGGAAACTTCTCACCTAATACCTGATACAAACTTGCAGCATCAAACTCACCCTCTGTTAGATAGATACGGTGTGATGAACCTGCATTGAAGTCTGGACCAAACAGGTGGTTCATACCCATACCTCTGTCCTTAGTCCAAGTCTTAGTCTTATCATTGTAGTCCCTGTACTTGACGGTATGAGGGTACTTGTAGGCATATCTAATAGGTTGGCCAGCCTCACCTGTCTGTACTTGTATGTTATAGAACTGACATACACTAGGTTTAATACCCCTGATGTCATCAAAGGTCATTCCTTTTACTGGTATCTCCATTATGTTTATCCTTTTCTTTACGGGATACTCTCTACTCACCCAATCAAAAGATTCAATACGTTTCCTTGACGGGTACGACTCACCACAACTGTGACAAAAACCAAAGCCATCATCATTCCAATTAAACGCATCGGAAGATCCACAATCCACAAAGGGACAGGCTTTGTGTGGGTTATCACTCATTAACATTCTCCTCTATCTCAAAGTTTACAGTTCGTAATCCTTTTAACTTTCCTACCATAAGGTAATCGAAAGGGCAAGTGTTTAACCACTCACGTAATATTTCTTCTTCTGATTTGTTTTTTAATTTGTTAGCTAACCTTTCTCTTTCTTCTTTTTCTTTAAAGTAATTTGGATTTGAATCGACAAAATGTTTTTCGTTTATCATTAATCTTTCCTCTCTCTTTACATTAAGTTATACATTAAGTTATACTTTAAGTTATTAATAATACTTATATATAATATTAATAAATACATTAAGTATACTTATATAGTTATACTTAAAGTTATATCAATAGGGTGTGACAATTTGTCATAGTCCCTTACGTTGAATGTACTTAGTTACCTGATGACTATCAACACCATAGCTCTCATTGTAACTACAATATTCATCTTCATACTCAAAGATTTCTCCTAGTATTTCTTCAGCATCAAAGCCATAAGTATTTAATAACTCAGATAATTCTTTAGGGTGATCTTCTATTATCTCTAATAGATGTTTGATGTTATCAGGGTTAGTACTAGACCTCTCATCATAAGTATGTCCATAGTGATACCCTCTACCATAATCTAACCATGACCTGTCGTATTCTACCTCAGTACAGTCACGTTTAAACACCAACTTAGACCAGTCTGCCGCGATAAGTCTCGCCATTAAAACATCAAGGAAATCAAGGTCTTGTGTCTCTTTCTGGCTGTGTTGACCCCTATATCCTACTGATATATTAGTACATTCAGATACTACACCGCTGTATTCATTGGAGTCAGTATAACTACCACCACTGTCTGCTAGTAATTGCGGTAAGTCTAACGCATCTGAGAACGATTGTGCAAACTCATCTGATGCAGTACGCATACCCATCTGGTGTGTAACGATAGAGTTATCTTCTCTTCTATCAAAAGAGATAACCGCATCTGTACTTTTAAACCAATCAGGTTCATCTTTTACTAATGCACTACTACCCTTACAACCTACCTCTTCACCTGCATGTATTACATATACACCAGGGATATCAGACTCAATCATGTTCAACATTATCCACACACCAGTAGTACAGTCAGCACCTAGACAACTAGAGTCTGCCTGATCTAAGGACACAATGTTATTTTTGACAACAACCTTTTGCATACCCTCAATCGAGTGCACTGTATCATGGTGTGAAGTAAAGCACAGGTTAGGCTGTGTATTATCTGGCTTGAGTACTGTTAGTATATAATTACCATGTCTATCAGGTAATCCAAACATAGGCTGCAAGAACCTCTCACAAAAATCTAATTGTGTTGCACTACCCTCAGGTCTCATGTACCTAAGCATCTCTATTAAACTATACATATTATTCTTCCTCTCCATGTCTGCTATATTCTCCTTCTTCATTTTGTTTAAATCCATCCTCTTCTAGTCTATGAATGGGGTGATACAGATCTTCATCTGCTATATAGATAGCCTCATCATCACTCCACCACTCCTCTGTTAAGTTACAGTGAACTGCATCCGAATCACAACAACACTCACAGTAATCATACTGGTCTGTTACCATCACTCGTTTTGTTATTCTATTCCCATTTGCATCAGTTACGAATGTACTTCTTGCAACTCTATAGTGTACACTTTGTATGTTCTGATTTAGAGACTGATGATTACAGTTATCACAACAAGAATGAAGTTCATTGAAACAATGTTCACAATATGTTTGATCATCATCTTCTGAGTAATGAGCTTCATCATCATGTAAACCATCACCACAATTAGCACAATTATAATCAAAGGTATTACCTAAAGTACCACTGTAATCACTTGCATCTATCTCACCATCATTTGTAACAACAAGATACTTTTGATAGACATCTACTTCTCTAGGTTCTAAGTCTAGGTAAGCACCAAAGTAACCACCATCACCATCAGGTAAGTTTAATAACCTAGCACCTACCCAACCATTATATCCACATGATCTATCAGCACCTATACTATCTAAGTATTCTTCTATCATATTAATACTTGTATCACAAGCACCATACACAGGTGCAGCAACGTGTGGCATTACATTATAGCTAAATGGGTCTGCCTTTAAGTAACCTTGACGTCTATCATACTTAACATAAGGTAGCCTAACAACACACCTACCACCTATCAGACCATCTTTTGTAGTGAGCCATACAATCATGAACTCACCTGATGCATAGAACTCAACAGGGTGACGGCTTTGATGGTCAAATGTCTTACCTCTCATACAAGAAGATGACATATTTTTCCTACTATCTGATTGCCTTGGATCTTCATACTCACATTGAGTATTTCTATAAGCTGTTACAAAGTCACTAGCTAACGTACTGGTGTGCAATGTAAACTTTCTAGGTGCAAACTTAGTCTTACACTCATCTACTATCTCACCTATCTGAGAAGCCGTTAGATAGGGGAACATAATACTCAAAGCACGACCTACTTTCACAGCTGTCTCTTTATTCTCTATCATAGATGAGTAATTTTTATAGAGAGTTATCTTACCCTTAAACCTTTTAGAAAACCTAGGCATATACAGTGATAAAGTATAGCATGTATCTAGTATAAATTCATCTACACTTACATCCCTATCCACCCAGTTGTGATATACTTTTTCATATAGAAACTCTACCAAGGTAGGTTCTCTATAATGCTGTTCCCAATTTAGAATATGAGACTTTATTAGCTGATCTTCTGAGTTGAAATAAGCACCTTGATGTTTATCTAACATACTTTGAGTGATACCAAATCTATTTATAGCTTCACACCTATGCTTTATAAACTCAGGTTTAACTTCCTTAACTACCCAACCATGCTTAGGTTCTAATGCAATGGTGTACAAGGTATCATTTATATATACTCTACCTTGAGGGTAATCATTATAAGGACAAAAGAATACCTCTTCATTTATCAATGAAAACTTATCACCTTTCTTTACAGTTGCATGTTGTTCAACTGATTGATTCCTTATTATAGGATCTTCACGAATAGCTATTACAAATTTCTCCATACCTAACTCCTTATAAGTTTATATATTTTTACTACTAATAATAGTATAGCAAGTATAAATA